TTATACCCCAATTTTACCCGTTTCACCTTCTATGTGTGGTCGCAATGTGGACACACCATTAAGGGGATTAAAACTTACAGCATCTGTAAGGTAATCGGGTGAAAAGTGTGCATAGGTCATAGTCTGAGACACATCTGAATGGCCTAGAATTCGTTGTAACGTAATGATATTTCCTCCCTTAATCATAAAGTGAGTTGCAAAAGTATGGCGTAATGCATGTGCCGCCTGACCATCAGGTAAGTTAGGCTTTGCCTCTTTCATCATTTTACGAAAACGACTATAGCTAACCCTAAATAAACGCCCCGATTCTCGCGTTTTCACAATGCTGGCGACCTCTTGTGAAATGGGTACAACACGTTTATCATCGTTCTTGGTATGCGAAAACATCACGTGGTTATGCACAATATTTTCAGCTTTAAGCCCGTAAGCCTCCCCCCACCTTGCACCCGTCGCCAAGCATAGAACGGCGATACGATAATAATCGCCTTGCACAAGCGCCAACAAAGTAACGATCTCTTCAGCGGTGAGATATGACATTTCAGAACGTACCTCTTTCAATGGCGCGAGTGTTACAACGGGGTTTTCACCATGGTACTCATTAACTTCAGCCATTGACTTAAACACGCCACTCAAAGCAAACAAATCATGATTAATGGTTGATGCCTTAATCCCCTCCCCTAAGCGATACGCTCGGTAATCGATCAGACAGCGGGAATCAATTTGGTAAAGCATGGGATCTTCCATGTCTCGACAGATTCCATTTAAGGTACTTAGCCTACGTGCTGCATAAGGTAAATTACGGCCTAGCAACATCCACCATAATTCCACAAACTCACTCATGCGGCGCTTATCTGCCGGTCGACTCAGGTAATCACTAGTTTGATGCTTGGCGATAATGTCACGCTCATAGGCGTGAGCATCAGCCTTGCGATCAAACTTTTTACGGATACGCTTTCCATTGCGGCCCCGTGGTCTTACATCCACTTCATAGCGACCATCTTCGAGTTTCTTAATAGACATAAGATAACCCTCTGATGTACTGCATAGATTCTTCCCATAGGTATTCAGCCCACAGGTAAAAAACATCTAACCAATTCTCTTCCCTTAGCGGGACGAGTTTGTGTCGTCGGGCATATAAAGCGCGAGCGCCGGTGCTATTTGCCCCTTCGCCGGATCTGTCTTGTCGTACATAAACCAATCCTGATATTTATGAAAACGGGGATGACCAAACAACTTGACCACTGAGTCTAGGGACATGTTCGCCCTGTTACTCTCGTAAGTGTGATAGGTCGTGTAATTTAATCCAATTAAATCAGATAGTTCTCTCTTATTTAACTGTTCTGAGTTACGAATGAGCTTAAGTTTCTCACCATACGATATTGACATTAATTTAATATCTCGTAATATTATCAATATATTAAATCAGAGCAGACAGTATCAACTCTGAACCAAACAAACCCCGCTGGGTTCATTTAAGGACTTTATCACAAATGCAAAACATCAGTGAAATAGACCCTCGATATGGAAGGCAATTTCCAGTTGATATGGGCCGGGCTATTCGCGTGTGCCGTATGACTGAGAAACAAACTCATAAGCTGCGTGATATGTCGAATGACGAACTGGCAAACCAAATCTTTGTTAGTGCAGAGGAATTCGCATACCTCACCGGCCGTACTCTTAAGTCAGTGCAGCATCTTATGGATAGGGCGCAAATTCCAGTACATCGCGAAGGTATGCCGGGTTCCAAGCGCCCAAAACGTTTCATCATGATGCAGGAATATTTAGATGCCTTGCGCCATTGTCGCGCAATCATCACCTCCGATGAGCGCTATCACATCGACCGCCTGATGCGTGATAAATCCACATATCGCCGTAGCTCCGAAAGGGTAGCCAAACGAGGTGGTGACAAGGGTGCAACTGCATGAATCACCCAATAACCTCTATCAGCCGTAATACGTCAATTTACCGCGGGTTCGTGATTAATTTTCGCCGCAGAACGGCCATTAACTTGCTTAATCGGTATGAGGTTTTTTTGGGTGAGCAATCCTTTGGCTTGTTTGACGCACAGGCACTCGCAACAGGCTTTATCGATCAGCTACACACCGAACGTGAGACAGGAGCCGCAGCATGAAATCACCTTGCCTACAGATAGCTAACGCCATATTGCGCACGCACAGTGCTGATATAGCCGAGTTAATCAATCGCTCCGTAGGGAAAGATGGAATTTATTCAATAAGAACAACTCTTCATCACCGTGAAAGAAATTCCATTGCCAGCAATACCCTTGCGGGCTTAAGCATGATTACCGCCATTGCGTGGCAATTACGTGAAAACGAACTAACCACTTTTCACCAACTGAATACAGCAACGCAGAAATTCCGTGAATCAGGTGTTCTTCCCCCTCTGTTTAATGAAGAGGGGCTGACATGCCAGGGCAACTAATGGAATTGACCGGAGGCGCATTAATCATGCTGGCGGTGCTTATTTGGATTGCTGTTTTGTCTGTCCGCGCCGCAATTCGTGATCACCGCCACCGCACCAGTATCAAGAAAGAAGAAGTAGCACGCAAAGCGCGTCTGTAAGTTTAAACCGTATTAATTGTTCTCCCGTGAGGTGCGAATAATGGGGCAAATAAATACCGATGAATCACCACTTGCAATACAGGAATGGAATCAAAAAGTAGGTTTACGGCATTTAGACCGCATAAAGGAAATGTTTAAAAAGGATCCAGATGAAGAGTTTGAGCGGCGTCTGGAGTCATTAAGCAGGAGTAAGACCAAAGGTATTATTTATTATGCCGCTGGGATAAAGAAAGGCAGCCACGAAAGAAAATTTCGGGAGTTGGAATATCACGAAAGAAAAGCGGTGCGTAAAGCAGCGTTGGATTTATGGGTTGATTTGAATTCAATCCCAAAAGACTTGTTATAAAGAAATAACGTTTTAGCGGGTTATTAAATATGGCGCATTTATCGTGTCAGGTTTCCTATTATCTAAAGTTAAGGAGTTGAATGGTTGAACACTCCCGTGGTTGCATCACACCACCGCTGTTTTATCCAGGCAGCAGTGATATTTTTGTTGAATGGGCCTATCCATGGAATGCCCCGCTCCCTGCTATTGGCCGCTATCAGCCCTTAGCACCTGTTGCTGTAGTGGAGAAACCAAAATCTCACCCGTTGGTTATCCGCTATGTAAAACGCCTTAATGCGTTGGGATATACCGAATTACGGGAGCCTAATCAAACCTTACTAAAAATGCGCAGAGCGCGCGCCGAGCTGGAGCGCGAGATCTATTTGCGTGATAAGCAACAATGGGCGGATTCACCGCAAGGCGTAGAGGCTCGTATTGATCAGCAACCTATTTTTATTAAATCTCATTTTCAAAATAAAATTAGATGGTTACGTGAAAATCATGGCGATAAACATACCAATGCATTCTTAACCGGTACCGGCAAGAATGCATTGGTACGTCTGGATGCTGTGCGCGAATATCAGGGTGTGAGAAAGGGCCGTAAATCTGAGTTAATGGCATATTTTCAGGGGATTTACAGCCACCTTGCCGAGCTGAACAAGCGCCGGGTTAAGTCGCTGGCGAATGATGTTGCTGGCCGTATTAATGAAATGTTTTGCACCGAGGTATCAACACCCACCGAAGAAACCCGCATTTTATCTGATGCCGAGTTATTGACCATTTATCGCAATATTGCGCTTGAAGTGCGGTCTTTACGGGTCGAACCGCCGCACTGGCGCGAGCTGGGGCCGAAGCCCAACCAACCAGATGAGCCAGTGGATCGTGCAGTTTATTATTCTGCTATTGCCCGACTGATTAATGCGGATTGGTGGGAGTGTAAATTGTGGCGACTGCGTAATGATTGGCGAGAAAGCCAGTTGCGCGCCGCTGGCTTGATCCATAAGCGTGCCGCACCTTACATCAGCAAAGAAGCGTTGGCCGACTGGATGGAGCAAAAGCGCCGCAACCGTGAATTCTTCAAGCGACATGAATTAGTTGATGAAGAGGGCAACACCGTTTCTTTAGAGGCAATGGTGGACGCCAGTATCAGCAATCCGACTATTCGCCGTCATGAGTTGATGGCGCGCATGAAAGGGATCGAGCTGGTCGCTCAGTCGCGTGATGATGTGGGTATGTTCTATACCATTACTTGCCCGTCCAAAAATCACGCTAACAACCAAAGCGGCCACGCTAACCCAAAATGGAACTACACCACGCCACCACAGGCGCAAGCCTATCTCACCAAGTTATGGCGCAACATTACTTCTAAACTGGGCCGTGAAAATCTGCGCGTCTACGGTTTTCGTGTCGCTGAGCCGCATCATGACAGTACGCCGCACTGGCACTTACTGTTATTTATGAGGCCCCAAGAGCGCCATGCTATCACCGAGATTATGCGCGCCTATGCCGTAAAAGAGGATCGTGCCGAGTTAGGCAAGCGCACCAGCGCCCGATTTACCGCTAAACGGCTGGATCCGAAGAAAGGCAGCGCTACCGCCTACATCGCCAAATACATCAGTAAAAATATTGATGGTTACGCGCTGGATGGCGAGCTAGACCACGAAACCGGTAAACCGCTGAAAGAAACAGCCCGCTTTGCTATGGCTTGGGCGTCTCGCCATCGTATCCGCCAATATCAGCCAATAGGCACCCCGCCGGTGACTGTCTGGCGAGAGCTGCGCAAACTGAATAACAAGCTACTCAATGACCTGATTAAGTCAGATGAATTTAAGTTAGCCATACAGCACCTAATCGATGAAGAAACCGAGCCTACTGACATTGCAGCGAAAGTAGCCGCCATGCGAGGGAAAAAGCTATTACTTGATCCGGCAATGGATGCGGTTATGTCGGCGGCTGATGTTAGCTGTTTTGCTACCTACATCATGCAGCAGGGTGGCGTCTTAATCCCCCGCGAAGAATACACCGTGCGTATCGCCTATCAGGACAACGAGCAGCCCAACGCCTACGGCGAAATCACTGAGAAGATTTTCGGTATCTATTCCCCGCTTTTGGGCGAGGCGTCGCGCATCTGTACTCGCCTAAAAACTTGGAAGATTGTCGCCCGTAAAAAGGCGAAACACGCCGTTGCCGTGGGGGTTGATGTTTTTCAGGACGGCCCCGCCGTCCCTTGGAGTTCTGTCAATAACTCTCCGGTAGAGCAAAAAACATGCGAACCGGAGGAGGCAATAGACAGAACATCAGAGCATAAAATAATCGATTTCACCGCGATCACCGATGCAGAACGCCGGGCCTTGTTCCGTAGGATAAAAAACGAGCCGGTAGCAACGATTAAAACCAACGCATTGACGCAAGCGGAGGAATTATCACGCCAGGCATCAGCCGAAAAGGCCGCCCAGCGGCAAGAAAAAACCGCACAACTGGCACCAGTGACAACAAAAATCCGCGATTTTGCCGAGTCAATCGGGCTTTCCATTAGCAAACAGCAGGCGCAATCACTGGCTTGCGGCGCAACGTTGACCATCGGCGAACAGAATTGGCGGGCAAGAGAAGATTGTTGTTTGTACCAGTGCCAGCCAACCACCGCACAGCGGGCATTTAGTGTGATGAGCTGGGTAGCAAGATTACGAGAGGGAATAATCAGTGAAAGCCACCAACATTAATTACACCGACACCATTTGCACATTGTTAGCTGATGAACAGCGAATAGCTCAAATGCTTGGCGATGCATGGAATCAATATTTACAGCTTCCGATTGAACATCCTTGTGAACGTGATGAGTTCTGCCGAGCCATTCATGATTGCCAGAAAATCATATTAGCCCGCCCGGCCATTCGTGGGCTGGCGGAAAAAGGTCAGGGATATAAAAATGACGGCAGCAAGTGACCGTAAACGCGCCCAGCGCCAGCGCGATAAAGAATTAGGCATAACTACCCTTACCCTGCGTTTAGATGCGCAGGAATTGGCTATGGTGCTGGAAGGATGCGAGCAGCGCCGCATTGCTCGTCAGCCCTATGAGGTAACTGAGTATTTAGCCAGTTTGATCCGCCAAGATAATAAGCTACTGCATAAACAACTTGCAGAGTTAAAGAAAAGTAGCTGTAAGCGGTGCGGGAATACGCTGCCAGGTGATAAGGCTGGTTGCTGCTTGCAGGGGGATTCGGAGTGTTGGCAGACATTGGGGTATAAGAGGTTGATGATAATAACTGTATAGTTACATTACTATATAATATGCAATTAAAATGAATAATTTATACTATTGACATATTTTGTAATACGCTATATTTTTTAACGGCACAGCGCATTTTATCACAATTTAACTTTCTACTGACTATCTGCGGTAGCCATAAACATGTAACTTCTGCATCGGCCGACTTTCCGTATCTCGCATGTTTGCCGAATTTGCAAAAGAGAAAATAGATAAAGTGCACTGTGCCCTATTTAAAGGAATGATAATAAAATGTTTAATCCAACCAATATATTACCACCAAAAATAAAATTAAATAAATGTGGTGATGTACATATATTAGCTGCGTTATTTAATTTAACTTATGAAGATCTATCTAAATTAATTTATCCAACTCCAAATAGATCCTATTATCAATTTGCTATCGATAAAAAAAATGGTAGTAAACGGGTGATTAGCGCTCCCAAAAAGAAATTAAAAATCGTTCAAAAAAAGATAGCAGATGAATTACTTACACTTTATCCTATTCGTGATGTTTCTCATGGTTTTATTAAAGGAAAAAGTATTGTTTCTAATGCGGAAAAACATGTTCTTAAAAGTTGCGTACTTAATATAGATCTCGAAGATTTCTTTGGAAGTATACATTTCGGAAGAGTAAGAAATTTGTTAACTTCACCTTCATTTAATATACCCTTACCTGTAGCAACAGTGATTTCCAATATATGTTGTTATAACGGATCCATTCCACAAGGAGCACCTACATCTCCTATTATTTCCAATTTAATATGTTATAAGTTAGATAATGAATTACGACAACTCGCTGGTAAATATAATTGCACCTATACGAGATATGTCGATGATATAACATTCTCATTCACATATAAAGCCAAAAGAATACCATATCAACTAGTTACCTCTGATGCCAACATAATAAATATAGGAGTTGAATTAGAGGAAATAATAACTAGAAATGGTTTTTCAATTAACAAAAACAAAACTAGATTACAGAGTAAAAATGAAAGACAAACTGTCACAGGAATAGTTGTAAATAAGAAAACTAATTTACAGCGAAAATTCATACGGCAAACCTCATCCATGTTGTATGCATGGGAAAAACATGGCGTAGTAGCTGCTGAAAATGAACACTTTGTTAAATATAACAAAAAAAATAAGCTAATAAAATTAAGGGATTTCGTAGATAAACCAGGAGAGTTGTTCAAAAGAATAGTAAAAGGTCGAATAAATTATATAAAAATGGTTAGAGGTGAAGACGATATAATATATCGTAAATTTGCTCACAGAATATCTTGTTTATTTGGCAATGTAAATAATAGATATTTGAAAACTCCATCTGATTTTGCTATTGATTCGATTTTTATCTTAGAAAATGAGGTGGATATATCACAAGGTACAGCTTTCCTCTTAGAGGATGTTGGTATTGTAACTAATTATCATGTTGTTCCAAGTATAGATGAATATAATGATATTGACTTATCTCTTTTTCGATATAATGAATTGGATAATAAAAGAAAAGTAAAGTTCATAATGTCAAATAAGTTATACGACTTGGCGATATTCGATACTAATGGCAATTTTGATGATATAAAGAAATTTTCCATAGGGGATGATTCTAATTTAAAGGTAGGTTCAGAAATATCTGTTATTGGCTTCCCACAATATACCACGGGAGAGTACCCTTATATAAATACCGGTAAAATAGTCCAATCTAAAGCTCTTTTCAATAATAAAATCTGGCTTGTTGATATACCTATTATTCATGGAAATAGTGGTGGTCCAGTTTTTAATGAGAAATTTGAAATTATTGGCGTTGCCTCAAATGGGACGGAGAGAAATGATCAGTCATCAAAGTTACATGGCTTCATACCAATATCAACACTAATAAAATTTATTAGCAGTAAATGATTTTAATATTAAAGTGATAAGCGCCCCTGTTACGCACACAGAGAGGCGCTTTTTTATTTCACCTCTCATGATGAATCGTTTCGAGCCAAAAAGGCAGAGTGCCGCACATGCATTCAGGGGGTGATTTCGGGCATATATGAGGAGGATTGAAGCACCGCTCACACCTCTTTCCGTGCGCTCCCCCCGCCCGCGTTTTGTGTGACTAAATATTCAGTTTTTATGCAGCTAGAAAGAGGCTATAAACCCAGTATTGGCGCAGCTTAGATAATGATTAGGGGATGAATATAATAATGCGGATTGTTGCGCCTTGAACTTGCAGGGTTGTAGTGGTCAGCTTACTAAACAATTTGAGCAATTATCACAGATTTTCGAGGTGGCCGTTGCGGCTTGTTCTTTTAAAATCGTGACATGGCACAGAAACAAAATCAAGAGTCTTGTGACATGTCACAAGCAATTTAATTTTCATCATTGTGGCTGACACAATTCGCAGTGGCTGAAATAAAAAGATAAGCGGTGATTTTTTCCATGTGCATGTAAATGCAAAAAAACCGCCAATCGGCGGTTGAGATCATTAAACTAGATGTACTGCATGTTCTAGTTGTTAGCCAAATATTCATATCCCGCAGGTTTTAACCCTACAACGATATATTCAAACTTTATTTCGTTATTCTCAGCATTGGATTTCAGAGCCTCTATAAGACCCATATCATCCATAAGCATCATTTGGAAACCGACATTTTCAGGCTCATATGGGCTAAACTGGTAAGGGGATATACCACTGTCGCGCTCCCCTAATTGGGTGATTTTGACAAGGATTTTACGCATCAATTCAGGGTCTTTCTGGTACATTGCTACCTCTTGGCTTCGCCGCTTGGGTTGATTTAGGTAGAATAATATCATAAAAAACAAGTGAATATTTTTATTATTAACAAAAAGTGCTAATTTACGAGTGGATAGCACTTAATGTATTGACTTGAATGGAAATATATTTCCTTGATTTATTCTTTACCTAACAACTCATACGCCTTAAACCTCACCACTTCCTCCCCAACCCAGTCATTAATCTCCATCAACCGTTCTTGCAAGGGGGCCAGTTCGTTAATGGCGAACACCCGTGCGGCTTTCTCCACATCACCAAAACCACCGGTGTTATTGGGTAAAATCCCCATCAATTGAGGCGGTACCCGTTGCATAGCGAGCTGGTCGTCGCGGGTGACATTCTTAATACTGGCGAATTCATCTTTCGCCGCCACTTCTGCTAATGGGATCACCTGTATGCCGTCCTTTTTACCGGCAGGGGCATACATAAACAGATTACGGAAATTGCCCGGCCCTTTGGATTCTTTCAGCGCTTTACGTAAGGCGTCAATATCCTCCTGTTTGTGGGCGGCGTCGTTCATATACAGAATAAATCCGGCGTGACTGCCATTCAGATAATATTTGCGGCGAAATAGCGTCGCGGCCTCGTTAAGCCAAGTCGAATTTAACGAAGCAAGATATTCAGGAACACCGTAAACCTCTTGATTAATATCCGGGTCTAGCAGGTGAAAAACGCTGTTGGCTTCAAATGGATGTGGGTTGCCATAAGATGAGACATACCAGTAAGTGTCCATATCCACCCCTCGGCGGGTATATTTTGCCGGGCTGGGTACCAGTTTTATGATGCCGCCCAGCCGGTTATAGCGAGCCTCTAAAAATGAGTTGGCGAACACCAAAAAATCCAGCGCGTAGCGGCTAAAATCCTGCTTTGATAGCAGCCGATGCGGCTCAAACAGGCTAACCAGTACATTACGTTTCATGTAGATAGGCGAGCTGTGATGCACTGCCGCACGAAATGACTTAGCCAGGCCATTGAACGATACCGGCGGCTCATACCAGCGATCCATCACGGCACATTCCAGATAATCCAGAATATCGCGCCTGTCCATCATCGGGATCGGGTCGTCAAAAGTAAACGCCTCGGCTTTCGGGGTGCTATTGCCCGCCATGGTTGTTACCACTTTAGCCGGGCGGCTTTTCCTGTTGCGTTTACTCATTAATAAATCTCCATCACACTGGTGTTATTGCTGTTAATGCCCTCAAGAGGCTCATGGAATAAGGCGTGCATAATGGCCCAGGCCACATCACCGTGGCTGACGTCTTTAGAGCGGTCAGTGACAAAGGTGGCGTTGCGGCCGGTGGCGGTCATGGTTTTGCGGATTGACATAAACGCAGTGGCAATATCAATGCAGCCCGCGTCAAACTCCAGGCGGCCGCCCTGAATAATATTTTTGGCTTTATAAATCAGGTCAGCTTTCATCTCTAAGCTGTAGTGAATGGCGTTCACCGCCGGGAAGAATTGCCGTACTAATTGCGTCACGGAACGGCCCAGACCGGTATCATCAATACCGATGTAAGTGACGTTATAGCGCTCGGTGATCTTTTTGATATTGCTGGCCTGGTCGGCAAAATCCATGCCTTTCCACTGGTGGCGCTCCAATACCCTGAATTTACCGCCCGCCACCACTGGCGGCGCAATGACGGCGCAACCGGCACTATCACCGGTGCTGGCCGGGTCGTAGCCAATCCACACCGGACGATCACCAAACGGGCGTAACGCCAGCAGTTTGACGTCTGACCATTTTTCCCAGCTATCGACCATACAGCGCTGCATTTCGGCCAGTTTGAAGGTAGAGGCGTTATCGTCAATAAAGCCGCACATAAACAGGTTTTCAAAATCTTCATCACTGTTTTCATTGCGTAATTCATCAATATCAAACAGGTCACAGCCGCCTTTTAGTGCATCCTCAATAGTGACAATCTGGCGGTACTGCTTATCCTCACACAACCGGCCCGCCGCCAGCCGTGGATAGCTGACATCAATTTCAATGCGTTTATCTTTGGCCTTACCTTTGTTAAACAGCGTGCCAGCCCAGAACGGGTAAGCCTCATGTGAAGTGCTGGACGGAGTAGAAAAATAGGTAGAGCGATATTTTTTCTGTGAGGCCATACCCGATGCGGCACGGCGTAACTTCTGAAAGCCGGGTATCCAAAAATATTCATCCAGATAGAGATTGCCGGGGCGGCCCTGTGCGGTGCTGGCGTTGGTACCGAGAAAGTGCATTTCCGCGCCATTAGGCAAAATAATTACCTCACCGCGCAAATCAACATCCACCTGACGAGCCGCCGCCATAATATAATTTTTAAATTGATGCGCCTGTGCTTTTGAAGCCGAAACAAACATCTGATTGCGCCCTGTCTCAAGCGCATCCAGCAGGGCTTCCCAAGAAAAGAAATAGGTTGCGCCAACTTGGCGCGATTTTAAAAAGTTACGAATGCGGAAATCAGGCGATAAACCGGCCTGATACCAGTTGCGCTGATAGTCGAACATGGATTCATTGAAAATATCTTTCAGCTTGGCAACCTGCGCCTCGCTGAATACATTTTTCTGCGCTGCCTTGCGCGTTCCGCTGTTGCGCTTCTCAATATTGGGATTGAGATCGGCCTCGTTACCGCCATCATTGTATTTACCAATCCGGGCGTGACGTTCGGCTTGCCGGCCCAGCAAATCAATCTCTTTGTAGTCTTTGGCCTCCTTGACAGGTTTCATGATCAGGCGGCAATATTCCGCTGCCGTGGTCAGTTGCATCTGATCCAGTGGCCCGTAAGCATCCCACTTGTCGCGGCGCTTCCAACTGTGTACCGTGACCGCTTTCTCATCGATCATTTCCGCAATTCGGGCGATACGCAGCCCTTGCCAGTACAGATACATGGCTTGACGGCGGGGATCTAAATCGGCATTGATAACAACGCTTTCCATGTTAAATAGCCTGTTTTTTTGCTCAATCGCAGTTTAATAACCATTGATTGAGGCAAGGCTACCTATCCGCACCTCCCTCATCCCGCATTACACCTTGTGCCAGCCATAGCACAACAGCGCCTGATTGTTCCGCTGCTCAGTGGTCGCCAACATAGGTCACTACTATCGAATCAGACCGAGATCAATCACATGCCAATATCCAAGTTTTTCCGTGCCGTTGTGGAGGGTGCCACCAGTGATGGCCGCCATGTTCCCCGCGCCCACATCATTGAAATGGCCGAAAGCTACAACCCGGCATTTCGTGGCTCGCGTGCCAATCTGGAGCATATCAAGAGCGTTTTACCTGATAGCCAGTTCCGCGCCTATGGCGATATCACGGCGGCCAAGTATGAAGAAATCAGTGACGGGCCACTGAAAGGCAAATTAGCGCTGCTTGTCCAGGTGGATGCCACTGACGATTTGGTGAAACTGCGTCAGGCGCGGCAAAAGGTCTACTCCAGCATTGAATATATTGAAAAGTTTGCGGATACCGGCAAAGCCTATTTGACCGGCATTGGTTTTACTGACACCCCCGCCTCATTAGGCGCTGAAATGCTGACATTCTGTGCGCAAAGCGAACATAGCCCGCTGGCATCACGCAAAAGTCAGTCTGACGCCATTTTTACCGAAGCCACCGAAATCAATCTGGAATTTGAAGCCGGGCAGGACGCTAAACCCAACCTGTTGACCACCATCAAGACCATGTTTACCAAAAAGCAAACCGGTGATGATGCGCGTTTTAGCGATGTGCATCAGGCGGTTGAATTGGTTGCGCAGCAGGTTGAGGGGAAATTTAGCGCTCTTACCGCACTGGAACAGCGATTTTCCGAGCTTAAAACTGCCAGTGACGCGACCAAACAAGAACTTACTGAGCTGAAAGCCACGCTCAGTAAAACAGACCGCAATTTCTCCCAGCGCGAGCGCTCAACTGGCAGCGACAGTGCCATGTTGACTGACTGCTAATTCACTCCGCTTGCCATGTTAAGGATTTAATTTCACATGAAAAAAGTCACCCGACAAAAGTACAACCAATACCGCCAGCAGGTTGCCAGCCTGAACGGTTTGGAAAAAGCCGATGACATCAACACCAAGTTCACCGTTGAGCCATCCATTGCGCAGAAACTGGAAACCAAACAACAGGAAAGCAGCGTTTTCCTGTCAAAAATCAACATTTATCCGGTGGATGAGAAAGAGGGTGAAAAGGTTGGTTTAAGTATTGATCGCCCGATTGCCAGCACCACCGACACCTCGAAGCAAGAGCGTGAAGCCTCCGATCCCAGCGGTCTGGATGGGACAAAATATAACTGTACCCAGACCAACTTTGATACCGCGCTGGCTTATATCAAATTGGATATGTGGGCTAAATTCCCTGATTTTCAAATCCGCATCCGTGATGCGATTGTGAAGCGCCAGGCGCTGGATCGCATCATGATCGGTTTTAACGGCACTCACCGTGCAAAAACCTCTGACGGGAGCGTTAATAAGTTACTGCAAGATGTTAACCGTGGCTGGCTGCAAAGCATTCGTGACGATGCGCCAGGTCAGGTGATGGATAAAGTGGTTGATGAGCAAGGTGATGTAATCTCTGCAAAAATCCGCATCGGCAAAGGGGGTGACTTCCATAATCTGGATGCGCTGGTGATGGCCGCCACCGATGAGCTGATTCAACCGTGGTTCCAGGAAGATACTGAACTGGTGGTGATTGTTGGCCGTCAGTTACTGGCGGATAAATACTTCCCGATCGTTAATCAGGAACAGCCGAACAGCGAAGCGCTGGCCGCCGATTTAATTATCAGCCAAAAGCGTGTTGGCGGTTTGCCCGCAGTGCGTGCGCCCTCATTCCCGGCTAATGCCATCATGATCACCCGTTTAGATAACCTGTCTATCTACTGGCAAGACGGCACTCGCCGCCGCCACATTATCGACAATCCAAAACGGGATCGCATTGAAAACTATGAGTCAGTCAATGAAGCCTATGTGGTTGAAGATTTCGACGGCGTAGCGCTGATTGAAAACATTGAATTCGGTGATTTCTCCGTTCCGGCTGGGGGCTAATTCATTATGAGCAACCCCGTTCGCCGTCACCGGCTATTTGTGGCGGCCCAGCAATCGGATTCACTGAGCGAGGCGGCCAACCTGAGCCACGCCAGCAACTACGAGCTGTTGTTGTTCAAGCTGCAACAGGATATGGCTCAATTGGGCCGTATTGAGTCGATCGCCCGCAAAGCCGAAGTTAAACAAGGCATGTTGCCCACTTATCAACCGTGGGTGGCGGGAGTGCTGGCGCAAGGGAGCGGCGAGCAGGACGATATTCTGATGCGTATATTGATTTGGCATTTGGATGTGGGCGATATCACCCGCGCTCTGGATATTGCGCAGTACGCCATCAAGCATGATTTGGTCACGCCAGACAGCTTTAAGCGCACCACCGCGTGCCTGATTGCCGAGGAAGTCGCCGCCATTGCCCAGCGCACCTTGACCGACCAAAAACCGCTAGATACTCCACAGCTATTACGCGCCCAGCAAATTCTCACCGGTCAGGATATGCCAGATATGGTTTGCGCCCGTCTGCATAAATTTGTCGGTTATGCCCTGCGTCAGGACGGCGACCACGTTCTCGCGCTGGCAAACCTGAAAACGGCGCTGCAACTGGACGATAACAGCGGTGTGAAAACCGATATCAAGAATCTTGAGAAGCTGATTAAAGCGTCTTAGGGAAAATTCGATTAGGCGTAATTGTTGCAGGCAGTTTGGACGCGGACAGCGCGGAGCAACCGGAGCGTACACGCAGTACGTGAGGATTGCGAGCACTGCCCAAGTCCAAAATGGCAAATAAAATAGCCTAATCACCCAAACGCCCCGGCGAGGGCGGCACGCTGGCTAACCCAGAATATTTATTACTCTGGCAAAGCCAGCGTCCACCGCCCGTTTATTTTGCGAGTCTCAGTATGGAAATCGTCATTAACGGCAATCAGAAACCAGAAGCGTCGGAACCGGTAGAGACAACGGAAAAAGCCGTTATCAAAAATGATGGCTTTTGGCCGGATATTGACCTGAATCAGTACCGCGAAGAGTCGCGCCAAGACGGCACTCTCACGCAGCCACGTGTTATTGAGGCGGCGCTGTTTGCCATCAATGAAGTGAATGACCGGCTGACAGTCTGGCGCTTAACCCAGCAAAAACAGGGGTATCGCTCAGCGGCGGAGGTGCCAGCGGAAAAACTGAACGAGGAAAGCACCCGTATTCAGTTGTACCGCACCGCAGTGTTTTGCCTGATGCAAGCCCGTTTAACTGATCGCTTTCGTGGCTTTGATACCACTGGCGCAGGTGGGAAAAGGGCTGATTCACTGGAACCCACCATTGATAATTTGCGCCGTGATGCTGCCTGGGCGATTAACGATATTCAGGCCATCAACCGCATGACGGTGGAGTTGATTTAATGCGCATTCTGGCCCAGCAGTACGACACCGTTGACGCCATGTGCTGGCGCTACTACGGCCGTACCGAGGGGGTGACAGAAAAAGTGCTGGCGGCCAATCCGGGGTTAGCGGATATCGGGCCAGTGTTACCACACGGTTACCCGGTGGAAATGCCCGAAGTCAGCGCCGCTGTCACCACGCAAACCCTGCAACTTTGGGACTGATTGCATAATTCCCCACAGGGGGTAACGGATATGAAAATGCCAGAAAAAGATCCAAGTTGGGTGGGAGTGGTACTGGCCTTTTATTCTACCCATTCAACCGTGATAAACGGCTTTCTGGTCGCCTTTATTGTGGCGTTTCGCCGCGTAGTGTGGGGCGGCGGTAAGTTGCGTGAGGGCATTGGCGAGGGGGTGGTGTGTGGGCTGGTCGGCGTCAATATCGGCCCGGTTATCTCCCCGATGCTGATCCACCTGATTGATGCTATCCCCTGGCTCAATGGCGCATTAACCGAAGTTGCCGCCGGGAAAGTGGAAATATTTGTCAGTTGCCTTATCGGGCTGATCGGCTTGCAGACCATCCGTGAGCTGGTATTCAAAATTGTGAACAAAAAGGCGGGAACCTCTGATGCCAAGCAATAAATTCATTTTCGGCAAGGCCAGCGAAAGCAACTTGATCGGCGTGCATCCTGATTTAGTGAAAGTGGTGCGCCGCGCGCTGGAATTAACCCCGATTGATTTTAAAGTGATTGAGGGCCGCCGCACACTGGAGCGCCAGCGCCAGCTGGTCAAGGCCAAAGCGAGCCAAACCCTGAACAGTCGTCACTTAACCGGCCACGCGGTCGATATTGTGCCGCTGCCTGATGGCAAAGTGAGTTGGGAATGGAAGTATTTTTATCCAATGGCTGACGCAATGAAACAGGCCTCCGCCGAGTTGGGGATCGCCGTGGAATGGGGCGGCAACTGGACAACATTTAAAGACGGCTCGCATTTTCAATTGCCCGCCCGTCAATATCCGGGCTAATCCATGTCAATTATCAATACAGCCCCACTCGCCTGGACAGTTGCCGCCGTCTTGCTGCTTGTCGGTGGCGTGCAAACTTACCGTTTGTCTGAGGCTCGCCAAGTAGTGATTGACCAGCAAACGGTCGAGACAGCCAATAAAAACAGCCAACTTATCGCCCTGGCACTGACCGCCAATGCTAACAATCAGGCACAGGCACAATTACGCCAACAGGTTGCCAGTACCGATCAGTTGTTGGCACAGCGCAATAGCCAAATCAAGAGGTTATACCGTGAAAATGAAACCTTACGCCACTGGGCTGATACTCCCCTGCCTGATGATATTATCCGGCTGCGTCAGCGCCCCGCCTTCACTGGGGCCGCAGATTATCGTCAATGGCTGTCCGAGAGTGGCGCAGTGCCAATTTCCGGCAGCGGAACCGCACACTAACGGTGACCTAAACGACGATATTGACCAGTTGGAAGCAGCATTACACGCTTGCGCGGCGCAGGTTGATACTGTGTTCATTTGTCAGCAAAGGACTATCGCCGATGTTAAAGCCTGATTCGCTGCGCACCGCCATTTTAAAAGCGGTGCCGTACATCAAGCAAAACCCAGACTGCTTACATGTCTTTATTGATAAAGGGGCGATTATTGCCACGCTGGCCCCGTCACTCTCTTTTGAATATCAGTACACCTTAAATCTGCTGGTGACCGATTACGCTAGTGATATGGATCTGGTCATTGTCCCGATTTTGCATTGGTTGCGCACTCATCAGCCAGATATTATGGCAAACCCCGACAAACGCCAGGACAGTTTTACTTTTGAAGTTGATTATCTGGATAACAAAGTGCGCGATATCAGCATTGATATCAAACTCACCGAACGGGTGGTCGTGAAAGAACAAGATGGCAAATTAGACGTTACCCATCTTAGGGAGCCGATACCGCCGGAGCATTTTATCAACAGCTATAAGATTGATATTGAGGGTAAAACTGTTGTGGAGTGGACACCGTGAATGACCTGCATGAACTAGACCAAACTCTATCAATCCTACTAGCGCAATTATCCCCACAGGCGCGCGGCGCATTTATGCGTCAGGTCTCTAAAGAGTTACGCCAGCGCCAGCAAAAACATATTCAGGCGCAGCAGAACCCAGACGGATCCCCCTTTGTGCCGCGCAAGAAAAAGCGCCGCGATAAACAAGGCCGCATCAAACGCAAGATGTTTACTAAGCTGCGCACCGCCCGTTATATCAAAAACGAATCCAACGCCGACGAGGCCGCCGTCACCTTTAGCGGTAAGGTCAATAATCTGGCGCGGGTGCATCACTACGGCTTGCGCGATAAGGTCACAAAGAACGGGCCAACAGTGAAATACGAACGCCGCCAGTTGCTAGGCTTTACTGACGGCGACAGTGAATGGATTGGGGATCTGGTGTTGAAGTGGATTTCTAAATAGTCATTATTAAATTAGACACCTGAAATATCAGCCAAGTATTTACAATCAACGTTAGCCATTCCATAAGATTGAGCGTGCCTATATCCTTGAGACCATAAATTAGTTACATATATCGGGTTGAGCTTAGGATAAAGTTTTTTGACTATATCAATAGTTGGTATGTCATCTAACCCTCTGACGGATCTTTTATAAGCCTCGCAGCCTAAAGCATACGGTCGTTTAGGATCCCTTTTGGCCCACTCAATTTCTCTCGATGCCCTTTCAGCGCTTTTGTTTTTATTTATTTCAATCGCTTCATCTAAGTACCGCTTTATTGCCGGTGTATCTGCTACACATAACGGTTTATTGGATAATATATAAACAGAGTTATCATTTCGCTCATATACGCCCTTTATAACAAAACTCCATGGGTTAGCTCGCCCATCGCAGCCACTTACAAAGCGCGTAATTAGAGCCAAATTATTGCTATCGATAAATTGTGAATCATCCTGCTGAATTCCAATTGAGGGGGTGTACACTTTTATGCGTGATTCCCATTGGTTAGGTTTTGTGGCTGAATAAGCGTTAGTGCTAATAACTAAAAAACCAGTAAAAAATAATAATAGTCGCATTTAGAACACTCGGCTTTATTGCTTAATTAAGTGTCATAAGAACATATTACAGAGGTAATGCTCAATGACATTATCTCTTGTGCCACCCACCACACAAAAACCACCACATGCCGCGCGCGCCCGTAGGCGGCACACTGGCCATATAAATATCTTTATTGCCGAGATAAACTAACAGGATAACGTTGCAACAACAGATCAGCAGTGAAATACGAGCGCCGCCAGTTGCCAGGCTCTACTGACGGCGATAGTGAATGGATTGGGGATCTGGCGTTGGAGTGGCTTGGGAAGTAATGCTAAATCACAGCATCCCATGAGTTTTAGCGTAATCGCGTAACGCTTCATTCATCTTAGTTTGCCACCCGTCACCCTGCGCCCGATAGGCGTCCACTACGTCATGGTCAATTCGTAGCTTAACCGGCTCTTTCGGATTTGCCAGTTTTGGCCGACCACGGGTTTTTATCACCTTTTCCGCACCCTCTTTACCAAACAACTCGGTAAATACCTCGGTGGCTGGACGTGCGCGGGCAAACTCAGCCTCGCCCCACTCAGGGTTATCTGCCATGGTGACTTTACTGATTTTTTTGTTCATATCGCTTTACCTCACGGGAATTGGCCTTACGCAAGCTGATAACATGCACCTTGCCGTTACGTGGTGTGAATACCAACATATGTAACCGCTCTTCAATGTAGCCCAGTGCCTGAAAGCGCCGCTCTGGATATTCCTTACGTAGATCCTCAACAATTAGCGCGGTGGCAACTTCGAACTCACGCGCCATCTCAAAGGACAATTTACGTTCAGCAATATTTTTTTCGTTTTTGGTTGGGTCGTAAGATATGTCCATACATTTAATGTACCCCCAATAAATGGAACAATGCAAGTGATATTAGCATTCGTACTTTAGTCTCATTTCCCTTGTGCCATCCCTCACACAAAACCCACCACATGCCCCACGCGCCCGTAGGCGGCACACTGGCCGCATGAATATCCTTATTGCTGGTATTAAACGCCTGTTGGCTAACATTATCCGTATTGGCATCGTCTCAGACGTCGATCTCGCCAACGGATTATGCCGGGTCAGAATAGGCAACCTTGAAACCGATTGGCTCAATTGGTTAACCCTACGCGCCGGTCGGGTGCGTTTTTGGTCTGCGCCATCAAAAGGTGAACAAGTGATGGTGCTCAGTATTGGCGGTGAACTCACCACCGGCTTTGTGCTGCCCGCCATCTTTTCTGATGCCAATCCAGCGCCGTCACAATCGGCCGATGGCATAGTGATCGCTTTTCCTGATGGCGCGCGCTTTGAGTATGAGCCGGAAACCAGCCACCTGGCTGTCACCGGAATAGCCACGGCGGTGATTGAGGCCAGTAAATCGGTGGATGTTACCGCCCCCAATATCACCTGTACTGCATCAGTCAAAATCACACTGGATACACCCGAAGTGGAATGCACCCATAACCTCACCACCGCGACGCTGAACGTGAAGCAAGGTGGCACCATGAGCGGGAATATTGAACACAGCGGCGGCCAGTTCTCATCTAATGGCGTGGTGGTCGATAAGCATAACCATGGCGGCGTGCAGCAGGGCGGTGATTGGACTGAGGGAGTTAAATGACTACTTACAAATATATCGGCATGAACCGTAACACCGGTTTGCACATTGAAGATATTGACCATATTCGCCAGTCAATCAGCGACATTCTAACAACACCGCAAGGTACGCGGGTGATGCGCCGTGATTATGGCTCCTTGCTATCAACCCTGATCGACCAGCCGCAAAATCCCGCCTTACGTCTCAAAATGATGGCGGCGGTGTATGGCGCAGTAATGCGCTGGGAGCCGCGTGTGACCTTAAATGCCATCAGTATCACCACCCAGATTGACGGCCAGATGATAGTGGATTTAACCGGTAGCCGTACCGATAGCGATAGCCGGTTGAGTTTGGCCGTGCCACTAGGAGGCCAATAATGGCAATCATTGATTTAAGCCAGTTACCGGCCCCGCTGGTGATTGAGTCACTGGATTTTGACAGCCTGTTTGCCGTGCGCAAAGAGGCGTTTATTGCCTTATATCCGGCTGACCAGCAAGACGCGATGCGCTTAACACTGTCATTTGAGTCAGAACCCATCGTGAAGCTGTTGCAGGAAAGTACCTACCGTGAATTGCTGTTGCGTCAGCGTGTCAATGAGGGCGCGCAAGCGGTGATGGTGGCCCATGCCATTGGTAGCGATTTAGATCATCTCGGCGCAAACAATGGTATTGCGCGACTGACCATCACGCCAGCCAATCCCGACGCCATCCCACCCACTGCCGCAGTGATGGAGTCTGACGACGATTTTCGGGTACGTATCCCGCAAGCCTTTGAGGGTTTGAGCGTAGCAGGGCCAACCGGCGCATATGAATATCACGCCCGTAGTGCTGATGGCCGAATTGCTGACGCCTCGGCGATTAGTCCATCCCCCGCTTGCGTTACCGTCACCGTACTTTCACGCGAGGGCAACGGCGTAGCCGCACAGGATTTATTGGATAAAGTTTTTACCGTGCTAAACGATGAGAACGTGCGGCCGGTGGCGGATCGGTTAACGGTTAATTCTGCCGCTATCGTGGAATACCAGATTGACGCCACGCTCTATTTTTATCCGGGGCCAGAAGCCGAACCGATCCGCGCCGCAGCCGAAGCCAGGCTAAAAACCTATATCAGCATCCAACGCCGCTTAGGTCGCGATATTCGCCAATCGGCTATTTATGCCGCGCTGCATGTTGAGGGGGTGCAACGGGTGGAGTTGGTCGCGCCGCTAGCGGATGTGGTTTTGGATAGAACGCAAGCCGCTCATTGCACAGGTTATAGCTTGACGGTGGGCGGCTCTGATGAATAAACGCTTATTGCCAGTTGGCTCTACCACGCTGGAGATCGCCGCCGCACAAGCCTGTGCGCGGATGGCAGATATTGAGGTGCCATTAAGCAAACTGTTGAATGCCGACACTTGCCCGCTGGTGTTACTGCCTTATTTGGCCTGGGCGTGGTCGGTGGATCGTTGGGATGAGAACTGGCCGGAAACGACTAAACGCTCAGTGGTTAAAGCCGCTTACACCGTGCATAAACGCAAAGGCACCATCGGCGCAATTCGTCGCGTGGTCGAGCCGTTAGGTTATCTGATTCGTGTTATTGAGTGGTGGAAAACCAACGAGGCCCCCGGCACCTTTCGCCTTGATGTGGGCGTGTTGGAAACCGGTATTACCGAGGAAATGTATCCCGAACTGGAGCGGTTAATAGACGATGCCAAGCCGTGCAGTCGACATCTGAATGGCCTGTCGATTAATTTGGCTGTTAACGGGGCAATCCCCATCAGCGCAGCCTGTTATGACAGTGACGAAATGACCATTTACCCCTATGAATGGACTCAATATGACGAATAAATACTTTGCCTTATTAACCCATATCGGCACGGCCAAGCTGGCGAACGCCACCGCGCTCGGCACCCGCTTAGAGATTACCCACATGGCGGTCGGGGATGGCGGCGGAACCCTGCCAACCCCTAGCCCGGCACAAACCCAACTGGTGAATGAACAACGCCGCGCCGCCCTTAATGCCCTGACTATTGACCCAAGCAATCCCCGTCAGGTTATTGCAGAGCAGATTATCCCTGAGACTGAGGGCGGGTGGTGGATCCGGGAGATTGGTTTGCTGAATAAAGCCGGAGAGTTAATCGCTATCGCTAATTGCCCGGAAAGCTATAAGCCGCAAATGCAAGAAGGCAGTGGCCGTACCCAACTGATTCGCATGATATTCATGGTCAGCAGCACAGCAGCCGTTATCCTGAAAACCGACCCAGCAGTGGTGCTGGCAACACGCCAATATGCCGACCAACTCATCAGCACCACTGTGACCTCAATCAGCAACCATATCCGCACCCTCAATCCGCACCCGCAATATCTCCTCGCCAGCCACAATTTATTTGATCTTAGCGATACCAAAGCGGCGCGGGCTAACTTGCAATTAGGCTCTGCGGCCACCAGAAATGTCGGTAATGCTCAAGATGAACTCATGCAGGTCGGGGCCTTTGGCTGG